AACGCTCACACTGCCGGAAAAGTCCGACCCAGACACCGACACAGGCGAAGCCACCGAACAAGAGGAACGCTTGTTTGCCGGAAAATACAAAACTCCAGAGGAACTGGAAAAGGGCTACACCGAAACGAGCAAGCAGGTCAAAGAACTCCAAACCAAGCTAGAGGGCCTTCGTGCCGAAAAGGAAATCCCGGAAACCTACGAGTATGCCGAGGTATTTGAACAGAATGGTCTAACGCCCTTGGAAGGCGAACAAGCCGAAGAAGCCATGCAGCAGTTCTTTGAGCAAGCTCGCGACGCGGGTTTCTCGCAGACACAGTTCAATAAGATGGTGGAAATGGGTTCGTCCTGGCTACGCGAACAGCTACAGGCCCTAACTCCACAGGCTGACCTCCAGGCTACTTCCAAAACATTGAAGGAAGAAGGCTACACGGACGACTACCTAATGGGCTTGTCCAAGTGGGCACATGCCAACTTGCCCATGCAGGTTTTCACCAAACCGCTCAAAGATACCCCCGAAGGCATCAAACTTATTGAGCAGATGCGTAACGACAAAGCGCCTGCACAACCCATGACCAACAGCAGCACACCTAGCGAAGATGTGGACGACTTGCGTCTCAAACTCCGAGATTACATGGCTGATCCCGAATACAACAAAAACAGCAAAGCCGGTATCGCTCTACAGAGCAAAGCCGACGCTGTTTCCAAGCGTATTTCCGCTTTGGAACGCAAAAAGTAACTCCGGTTACTAAATAGTCATGAAGTTCAAGAGCCTTGTGTGGTCGGCAACCCGCTATTAGCGGCCCTGGCATAACACACAACAACCTCAAGCAGACTTCGGAAAACTTTTTTCGACACCCCGCAACAAATGCGGAGTGGCTAATGCTTGAGGTCTAAACATTCTACCCACAGTACGACGCCCTCCTTGTTGCGGATTTAGAAGCTCAACAAGGAGGTTTTTTTATGAGCACTTCTATTGATAACACATTTATCACTAAGTGGCAGGAAGAGATCAATCACGAGTTTCAACAGACCGAAAGCAAGCTTCGCAACACTGTGAAGGTTGTTACCGGAGTTGGATCAACATTCTCTTTCCACCGCTCTGAGAAAGTGTCGGCTCAGTTGGACAAGCCCCGCAATGCGGACCTGACCCCTGCCGACACCCCAATGGACGAAGTAACCGTCACCTTGGGCAGCATTCATGCCAGCGATTACATCCAGGACCTGGACCAATTCCAGACCAACGCTGACCTGCGTGCAGGCATTCGCTACGAGCTAATGGCTGCGGTCAATAGGCAGATGGACACCAAGATCATCAACGCCCTGAGCGCAACCAGCAACTCGGCCCTGAGCGTATCCAATACGCTGAACACCAGTGCCCTATCTACGGCAACGGCAACCTTCCTGGACAACGACATCACGCCAGACGGCATGTGGACCGCAGCTATTAGCAGCGGCGCCATGAAGGACATCCTGAACGACAACAAACTCACCAGTCGCGATTACGTGAACCAGGGCTTGCTGTCCGAAGGTTTCGTCAAGGGCGTTATGGGCTGGAGCCTGATCCACAGCACCCTGTTGGACAGCGACACCAGCGGCAAGAAGAACAACTACTTCTACCATAAGAATGCAGTTGGTCTGGCCATTGGACGCGATGTTGAAAGCTACATCGAGTTCGTGCCCCAGAAGGACGCACACATTGTCGTTGTGAAGGCACTTTGCGGCGCGGTGATTATCCGTCCCGAAGGCGTTCAGTATGCCGAGATTGATGACTAAGGAGGAATGATTAGATGGCTACAGTAACATCAGCAAAAACTAGCTTCAATTTCCTGCCAACCGTCACACTTGCCGGTACCTACGAGGCTTCCAGCCTTGCAGACGGCGACGATGTGGAGATGGCAGAAATCCCTGCGCGCTTCCGTGCCACGTACATTCGTGTCGCGTTTGACGATCTTGGAGCAGGCACCACAATGGACGTTGGAGATACCGATACGGTTGACCTTTACGTTGATGGACAGGACACGGCAAGCGCCGCTGGTACTGTCGAGTGGTATCCTGCCGCAGACGAGAAAGGCAAACTCTACACCACTGCAAACACCATCCAGTTCAGAAACCTGGGTGCCGCTGCAACGGGTAGCGTAAGCTGGATTGTCCAGGGATACATGGACTACGAAGGCACTTCGTAAGTCCAGCAATTCTTTTGCTACTTTGGAAAGCCCTCAGCTTCGTGCTGGGGGCTTTCTCATAAATAAGAGTGCTAACAGGAAAGCACTCTATGTCTACAAAGTTCGAAATTTGCACAATGGCGTTTCTTAGCATCGACGCCGCACCAATCCAAAGTTTTAGCGGAAGTACCGACGAAGAAATCTGGGCAGCCAACATGTATGAACAGGTTCGCAAAAGCGAACTAAGTTCACACTACTGGAACTTCAACATTGCCTACAGCACTCTTAGTCGCACGGTAAACACTCCAACTGATGCCGGTTGGGATTACGAGTTTCTTCCGCCCAATGATGTTCTTCGTTATGTCCAGATGTTGGACAGCAACGGAACACAGATTGATTACGAAGATGCTCGCGGTCGCGTCTACAGCAACAGCGACACTCTGATTGCCAAGTACCAGCGCGATCTAAGCGAAAGCGATTTCCCG